TAACTTGGACATCGAAGATATTCGCGGATCGCGGCGCAACAAGCCCGTCAGCAAAGCGTTGTTTGACAAAATTGTTAAGCATTACGAGAATAACATCGTAGATAGGTATCGGTAATAGGAACGCCCTGACCAGCGGGCAAATGCTGGCGGTATGCCGTCGAGAGCCGCGCATCACCCGCGCAATCACGGTAGCGCGGTCTCAGGTTTCTCCCAGTTGAGACCGCGCACATTTCATGCTACATTGCCGCCACCCAGAACATGGAGTGGCGGTTATGGTTAAAATTACAGACGAAATCTTTTACGAACTCTGCGAGCGGATGGTGGATGGCGAGAGCGTCAGGACTATTTGCAAGGACTATCACATGCCCACGGTTTCTGGTATTTTGAAGTTTTTATCCTCAAACCCATTACACGTTGAGCAATACACGCGCGCCATGCAGATGCGGGCCGATGCGATGTTCGAGGAGATTTTGGACATCTCCGATGACGGCAGCAACGATTACATGCTGCGCAATGCGGACGATCCGACATCGATTGTGCTGAACGGTGAGCATGTCCAGCGCAGCAAGTTGCGAGTTGATTCGCGCAAGTGGGCGCTGGGCCGCATGAACCCCAAAAAATACGGCGAGAAAACATTTATCGGCGGTGTCGAGGATGCGCCCGTCAAAGTGCAAAACACCATCGACGTGTCGAACTTGTCCCTTGAGGAACTGGAGACGTTGGAGAAGGTGCTGTCCGATGTCTAGGACGTATGTCATGACTGACATCCACGGCAGACTGGAGCCTCTCAAGTCCCTATTGGCGCAGATACCAGAGGGCGCAAAAATCGTGTTCCTCGGTGACTATGTGGATCGAGGCAGCCAAAGCCGCGAGGTGGTGGCGTTGGTGCGCTCCCTGCCCAACACGGTGTGCCTGCGTGGCAACCACGAAGACATGATGTGCGGCAACAGATTGATGCACTGGATGGCAAACGGCGGACAAGCCACCCTCATGTCATACCAGCATCCGCTCACTGGCGAAGTGGACGTGGATGCCCTTATGGGTGATGCCGAGTGGTTCCACGGCCTTTCCACCACACACAGCGATGCCAAGCGCGTCTACGTCCACGCCGCTGTCAATCCATCGTATGACCTCGAAGAACAGCCAGAGCGCATGACCCAGTGGTTTCGCTATCCAGAGGGTCAAGATGTCGGCTACCGTGGGATGACGGTGGTGCATGGCCATACCCCAGGCGTGTTCATCGGCCAGAGCCGCATTTGCCTCGACGCAGGCATGTCCCAAATGTGCTGTGGCGTGTTCGATGATAACAGCGATACGGTGGAACTGCTGTGGGCGTGATCAAGCTGCCGTTTGCCATCGACACCACGGCGCAATTTAAGTCAATTGAGAAACGCAAATGCGAACTGTCTCTGGCCGAGTTCGTCAAGGGGGCGTGGCATGTGATCGAGCCTGAGCAGCCGTATGTCCACGGCTGGCACATTGATTTTATCTGCGCGCACCTTGAAGCCATCACGCGCGGCGAGGTCATGGATGACGGCACCTATTACAACCGCCTTTTGGTCAACGTCCCGCCTGGCACCATGAAGTCGCTACTGATCGGCGTGTTCTGGCCGTCATGGGAGTGGGGGCCGCAGAACATGCCGTCAATGCGGTATGTGTGCGCCTCGCACAGTTTGGAGCTTGCGATCCGCGACAGCTTGCGCATGCGGCGACTGGTCAGCAGCGAGTGGTATCAGGGCCACTGGGGCGACCGTGTGAAGTTAGTGGGCGATCAGAACGCCAAGGGAAAATTTGAAACCACCGCCACAGGGTCACGGCAGGCATGCGCATTCACTGGCATCACAGGTTATCGCGGCGACCGCGTGATTTGCCTTCCGTATGAATCAATGGTATTGTCATCCGAGGGTTGGATGCCCATCGGCAAAATTGTTGACGAACGTCTGCCTGTCCAAATTGCTGGACATGATGGCGACACGACAACGTGGCAGGAAATTGAAGAATATGAAAAAAACCCCGCAGCCCCGCTCGTTAAAATCAGAACTTCAAACGGCGAGTTTGAATGCACTGGAAATCACCTCGTTTACGTCAAAGACAAAGGATGGATTGAAGCCGATCAAGTCTGTGAAAGTGACGGAATCTATATGTCGCCACTGTGGCCTTCCTGCATTGGGAAAGAAATTCTGCACGTTCCAGTGCTATCAGAGCAACCGCCAAAAGATTGTTCGGGAGCAAAACACCAAGCCGTGCCTGAAGTGTGGAGCGCCAGTGTATCGGACTCCAGCCCACTGGAAGAGAATGCCAAACGGCGGGTATTGCAGCCACCAATGCGCGTCATCGGGGGCCACCAACACGATGTGGACTGGCGGACTGGTTACCTTGACCTGTCCGAGGTGCCAGACGCAATTTACCCGAACGAAGTCGGAATCGAAGCGGGCCAAATGGTGTTCCCAGACGTGTGCAAGTTTATCGACATGGGATCAGAGCGGTCGTCGCCTTCAAGAGAAACCTTGCTTGGAGTGCGGGAAAACATTCAAGCCGACAAACCGCAAAGTCACAATGTGTTCTATGGACTGTGCGGCAAAGCGGCAGTCAAAGTTTCTGCGGGGGGAGGCGAATGGCCGTTATGTTCACGGGGATCATCTTCGGAAGTACCCAGCGGGATGGACAAGGAACTTCAAGGCTTCAATCAGGGAGAGGGACGGGAATGCCTGTCAGATGTGCTTGACATCACCGCCGAGCCTTCACGTCCATCACATCGACTACATCAAGGAGAACATAGACCCGTTGAACCTGATTACGGTGTGCAGACATTGTCACGGTTCGATGCACGGGTCGTTGCAGAGCCGACAGGAATGGTCTGCGAAGTTGTCACATCTGTTGAGAGATCGCCTAGGTCTGTAAATGCCACCTACAATTTGCGGGTTGGGCCGAACCACAACTATTTTGCAAACGGATTCCTGCTACACAACTGTGACGACCCTCACAGCGTGGATGACGCAAACAGCGATGCCAAGCGGCAGGCTGTCACGCAATTGTTCAAGGAGGCCGTGACATCGCGCCTTAACAACCCTGACCGATCCGCCATTGTGGTGGTGATGCAGCGCCTGCACGAACTGGATGTGTCTGGCGTGATTCTTGAAGCGGGCGGTATGGGATATGACCACATCATGCTGCCGATGCGGTACGACCCGCTGCGGGCGCAGCCTACGATGCTGGGCTACGCAGACCCCCGCGAGGAGGATGGTGAACTGCTATTCCCAGACCGCTTCCCTGAGCATGTGGTTGACCGCGACGAGGCCGCCATGGGGCCATACGCGACCGCTGGGCAGTATGCGCAAAGTCCTGAGCCTCGCGGCGGCGGGATCATTCAGGATGCGTGGTGGCAACTGTGGGAGCGGGCCGAGTACCCACCCATCGAGTACATCGTGGCATCGCTAGACACCGCCTACACGACCAAGGCTGAGAACGACCCCAGCGCGCTGACGATCTGGGGCGTGTTCGGCGGCAGTTCTGAATCTGCGGCTACGAGGATGGTTGATCGATACGGCAGGCAGATGGACGTGACCCGTTCATTCCAGTCATCTTCGCTCGGCCCCGTGCCGAAGGCCATGCTGATGTATGCGTGGCAGGGCAAACTGGAGGTGCATGACCTGACCGACAAGGTGGCCGAGATTTGCAAGAAGATGAAAGTTGACACGCTGCTGATCGAAAACAAGGCGGCGGGCCACTCTGTGGCGCAGGAGATGCGGCGGCTGTTTGGCAACGAGGATTTCGTTGTCCAGATGTATGACCCCAAGACCCTCGACAAGGTGGCGCGGCTGTACTCAGTGCAGCACATATTCAGCGAGGGCATGGTGTACGCGCCAAACAAAGACTGGGCCGAGATGGTGATCAGGCAAACTTCGTCATTCCCGCGCGGCAAACACGACGATCTTGTCGATACCGTAAGTATGGCCTTGAAACATCTGCGTGATGTGGGTATGCTTACACGAGCCGCAGAACGAATGGCTGAAATCGAGGGTAGCAAGGTTTTCCATGGGAATGGAGACGCGCCGCTCTACAACGCATGAGGATTATTATGATTGATGGAAAATTCTACAAAAAATTGAGAAATGCAGTTGTTAAAGAATCCCAGACTGGCAACATGAAGCCACATGAAATCATTGGAGTTATGACATATCTTATCTCATCTATGATTGTGTTTTTTGCGCCAAAAGGCTCTGAAGATATTGCTGCCAGACATGTTTCCGAACAAATTGTTTCAACTGTAAAAGAGATTGTTGATGCAAAGACTTCATTGGAGAATGCAAAATGACCGATGCAGAAAAAAAGCAAAAGCTTTCAAGGGAAATATCTTTGCTTGTGGCCGATACATGCATCAAGCTTGAGATTTTTCCGTACGATGCAATTGAGGTTATGGTAAAAAATATAATGATTTTGGCAATCTCTTCTGCAAAAGAGGGGCGCGAAGCCGATGTCGTTCTGGATGTCATCTCGATGGTTAAGGATTTTGGCACCGATATGATTGAACGCAAACGTGGGGAGGGCGACTATGAGAGTTCTGTGCAACGCAGTCATTGATGGCAATGTCGTGACCGTTGTTGGCGTAGGCCAGCACAGCGGGATCACCCGCACATATGAGATTGAAGGCGAGGACGAGACGGCGATGGCTATGGAGGGCATCCGCCGCTTCGTTGAGGAACATCAGAATGGTGACGAATGATTTGCGGGGTCGGCGCGGAGATCATGTTTGCCGAACTTCGCGGCGACCTTATCTTGCGGCGGGCCACCACCGACGAGAATATGAATGAGCATTGGGACTTGCTTGATGCCGAGTTTGGCAGGGTGGATGTTAAAGCCCCGAAGCGCCTGTACCGA